TATTGCCAGTTGCTTGAGTTGTTTGCTCTGCAGCCGCCTTAGCGTTAAGTTCAACTGGCTGGTCTCCACCAGGTATTCCTTGTAGTCCCATTCTAGCACGAATTTCATTAGGAACCACGACTTTCATGCGTAGATATCTCTCATCAATCTTAGACTGAGTATCTTCATCCGTAAGCGTAAGCTCATTAAACTTAAGAATAAAAATGTCTGTTTTTTCTGAAATGATCTTGCTAAGTCTTTTTTCAATATTCTTTTGAGCTGGACGACATACTTGCTCTTTAAATGTCTTATCTGCATCACGAGCATTTGCCAAGGATACTCCCTGTGGTGTTCCGACCTTGTTAATTGGAACTCTGTGAGAAATCAAAATTTCGTCTCTGTTGGCATTTCTATAGGTATTAAATGAAGAGTCCTGGATTCCATTTTCTACCGCCTCCATCTTAAACTCTACCTTAGAGTCTGGATTATCTGCTGGGAGCGGTATGTACAAGGACCTGTGATTCTTACCCTTTAGACCTGTCTGGAAGAACTCTAGGAGCTTTCTTTCGGCATCGTTAGACAACTTTGCACCCTTGACAGTAATAATATATCTAGGCACAGCTTTATTCTCAAAATAGTCTAGGTTGTATCTTGCAGCAAACTCGTTGCCTGTCATAGCGCTCTTAGAAGCTATGATATCTGGAACTCCATAGTATCCATTGGTTGGTGTGTAGTTTTTAAAGTGAATTATTTCATTTGGTCTAGCATCTGCAGTTACTGGATTTTGAGTTGTTGTATCTCCATAGTTTCTAAAGTATACTGACTGATTACCAATAATCTGAACAAATCCGTCTCTGAGTCTGCGTACACGCATTGAGGCTGCTGGAACATGACCAATGTATCCAATCTCTCCTGTATTCTTTCTACCTATTTCTAAGTATCCATTGCCAGTTGTTTCATAATCTTTCCAGACACGAGATAATGTTTCAACAAATGTTTCTTCTTCATTTGTAGACTCAATCCACTCATTTATTGCAATCTTCATTCTTTCGAGTTTTCTACGAGCTTTTTCAAGGCTCTTCTCGTCATCAATGTCAGCCAGTCTTTCTTTTGTTGCTTCGCTCTCAACAAAGTCATAACCTAGGCCTACTATATTTGAAACCTTTGCATTAACTGCTGCATAGTGTGGCGCTGAAATTTCATAAATTTTTGCTAAGTAGTCTATGTTATATGGTGGCTGAACAACATCTAGGATGCTGTATCCAGTAATCATAAAAGGCTCAACAATTGCTGTTGATGCTACTCCGTCACCACGCAAAAACTTTGAGAAATCTGTTCTAGCTATTCTCTTTTTAAATGCAGTGCTTAGACCGTCTAGCTTCTTTGTCTTTTCTAGTGGTCTTGCAAACGGATCAGCGTATGACTCTTCATTCTTTGAAAAATCAGTTCCAATCTTAATATCAATTTCTTGAATATCGTTATCTTCTACAAACTCAGCGCCCATGAATTAACTTCCTCTGTAAATCTAGCCCTTCACCAATATCATAAGGATCTGGTGTAAGTCCCAACTTCAATCTTGTCTCTTGAAGAGAATACTCTTCATCTGTAACTTTTCTTCTTCCAGCCAAAAATACTGGCCCACCCTCTTCAATTCCGTAAGACTTGGCTGCATCGGTTATTGCCTTAATGCTGTCCTTATCTCCTTGAGTTGCTGGGACAAGCATGTAGTGACCTTCGTCATCTCCAACCCACTTGCCGTCTGGCATTTCCCAAACATAGACACCGTACTTGGTCTCTTGGACCTCTTTAACTCTTTTATTGTTCATAGTTACATTTTACCATTTTCTCTAGTATCAGGCGGAATATGTCCACCGCCATGGACAAATTACTGTGTTGAGTGTACTAATACGTCAACGTTGAAGCCATTATATGAATCTGAACCTACGGTTATGGAATCTGAAGCAGATGCAATATATGTGTTATTAATTATGTTATTAAAATGTTTAGCAGCTAGACCAGAAGCATCATAGCTATAAATAGCAATATTAGAATAGTTACTATTTCCACCCAGCATTGTGCCAGTCTGTGTTTGGTTAAAAAACAGATCAGCCTGCTTATTAGAAGAAAATGTTATCAAAACATGATACCAAATATCTATGTCAAATATGTCTGATATAGATGAAGATGTCTGATTTATACCATTTACGTAGAATGAGGAAATATTACTTTTTGTTACATTTCCAGCCGCACTCCAAGATAATCTTGAGTCGCTGCAATCAATTAGCGAAGTCTGACCTAAGCTCTTAGGCTTATACATAAATTCAACTGACCTTATATCTCCAGAGTTATACCTAAAACCTCCAGACAATGGAATTATGCCTTTGCTTGATGGGTAGTACAATACCGATGAATTTCTTTTACCTACTATAAAGTTATAGTCTGTTGTTATTTCTCCGCTTGAGTTGTCTGATCCAATTGTTTTTGCCTCATAGCAGATAAATGATATACCAGAGAAAACAGGGTCATTTATATTTGTGTCAGGAGAAGCTAGAGTTACCTTATAATAAAAATAACCTCCAGCAAAATTAGGTACGTTAGAATTATTCACTGCTGGATAATATGTTACATCATCAAAGCTATACTCTAATGTAGTTCCCGCATTATTAAATAACCATTCAATTTGATTATGATTTTGATCTGCCACTGGAGGGAAGTAGTAGTAATCCTTTATGTAACCAGAGGTCTGACCACTAATTAATTTTACCTCTCTTGAATCAGTAATGTAAACATTAGAAAGCTCAGCAGTAGAAATATCTTTATTTACTCCATATATCATGGCATGAGATATAGGCTTTGTCTCTCTAGCCGCCTCAAAATATACTGGGTTGTCCATCACTATGTTTCTATTAATATTATTGACTAATATTTTTTGCTCTAGTATTTCTCTTATATAATTTGCAGTTACCATTGATTTATATATTTCAATTTTGTCAAGTATGACAAAGCTTTGGGACACCTGTGAATCCATCTGAAGATCTATTGTAGATTTAAACTTAAAATAGCTTGGGAGAATCTTAGACGACTTTAATTCACCATTTATATATAAGGACATTTTACCCTCTGAATACGAACCTATTATTGAGTAAGCCTCAGACATTGATGGCAGTTTATAATAAATTTTGTGTAAATAGTCAAGGGAATCTGTTATTGTAAATATTATATTTCCATCTTTTATTGAAAAACCAATACCTTGATTTACATCATATAGAAATTTTTGCTCTGTTAAAAAATTTTCTCCAAAATAAACGTGGAAAGAAAAGAAAAAATCTTCTTTCTCATAGCTATACTTTCCTACATCTATGTCACTTAAGGCAATAGATGCCTCTGGGGTAACTCTAATAGAGCTATAAGAGCTTGAAGTAAGTGGGGTTGTATACTTTAGTGGAGATAGGCTGTCTTTTATTGCACGTGCAGCAAACCCGCAGGGGTTTGAAAATGACTGGTCTTGCTGATTAAAGACTGCATCTAATATTTTCATTTTATTTTTTCTTGTCTCCGAAAGCTTCCCTAGGGTTTGAATTAAATTTTGCCGTTGTTCCGTTTGACCGTGGCACTTTTATTTCTCCTTGTATTGGATCATCTGGCATTCTAACTCCCCAATATCCAGGTGGATAAAAATATGGATCTTCTGGGTTGTCTGTTCTTGCTGGCAATGGGTTTTCATTGTACAGTCCATGTATTGTTACTAATGAAGGAGCATTATATCTAACTCCAGATGTAACCTTTTTTACTCCATGTCTTGTATTTCCAGTATGGAATACAATTGATCCAGGTTTTGGCTTATACCAATAATCAAAGTCTGGGTAGTATATTTCTCCACCTTCGTAGTCATCATTTATATACATAACCGCTCCCCATATAATTGGGCTTTCCATGTGTTCTTGGTTATCTATATGAACAAACATTTCAAGTCTGTCGTCATCAGCAAAGTTCATCGGGTTAGAGTTTACCCACATTTTTAATATATTATGAGGAGATGGATTCCAGTCTGCAATCCTGTCGTTTTCATTTAAAACTTTTATAATTCTATCATTTACAGTTTTTAACAAGGGTCTAACTGGTGCCATCGAATTTTCAAATCCTGGCTGTTGAGAAAGTTCGTGCTCATTTATAAGCCTTTTGCCCCAAAATGTGAAGGAGTGCTCTTTTAGTCCATCCCAGTTAAACTTTCTTACAAACGAATCTAGCACGGACCTCTCTTCTTCTAGTAGGAAGTCTTCTATTATTAAAACCTCATCGTTACACGCTTTTATTATATTCATTTTTACCCCCATCTTCATTATACCATTTAACTTCAGACAACCAGGATTCATACTTAGACTTACTTGATATCCCCATACTGTCTTCTATTTCAAAGTTAAAGAAACTTTCTACCCTTTTCCTACCATTAATTATATGCCATTCTAGATTTTTTACTGACTCTTTATTTTCACTTAAATTTGTAAAATCATCCAACCTTACTCTTTTATCTGAATACTCATGTAGTCCAACATAGTTGTGATATAAATAATTTGTTGGTGGAGCGACTATAAATATGTCTTTACATCTCATCCTTATAGACATAGTTATTTCTTCACCTTCTATATAGATTAATTTATCATAAGGGTTGTCTATAAAATACTCAGCTTTTCCAAAAGCAAATCCTCCACAAAAATAGTTTGTGATTTCTCCATACTGATCGCCTTCATAATTTTTATACATTGCTTTATACTTCCAAAAATCACTAACCTTTTGTATTGCTATTGAGTTGGGCTGATCTTCATCTATCATTACGGGATTACCTTCTATATATCTATAAGCATATGGATAGGTACTAAATATAATTTTTTTATTAAAATATTTTTGAGATTTTTCATATTGGAAAATAATATCTTTATCCCAAAACCTAGAAAATAGTGTGTGGCTATCTATTTGCAAAAAATAATCGTAGGAGATATCCAAAAAAGAATTTGATATAAATCTTGCATAACATACACCCCTTGCGTTTTTTTCATCTGTTTTAACATAAATTAAATTAAAATTAAATTTTTCTTTTAAACTATCTATGTCTGGATGAATTTTATTTTGAGAATAAACTGATACCGTTATGTTATTTTTTCCAGAACTATTTTCTAAAAGGCTTTTTACAGTTTGATATAGCTCTAAATCCATATAAGCTGCTATAGAAACAAATATCTTTTTTTTCATTATAACCTTTTTTGATGATCTTCAAATTTTTGGCCAAAGGCATGATATCCGTTAAAGTACTTTCTTCCACTCTGATGTGGCTTATCAATATCTTCTTCAGATCTTTGCCTTCCAAACTCTCCAAGATCTTTTAGCTCATTTTTATGCACTTCTTTAGAAAAAACATCTAGAATATTTTTAACTGAATACTTATCGATATCGTATCTTTTTATGGGTATAAATGCACCTATTGCGTCACCACGGTTTACCTTTATTTTATAATTTGGAACTGTTATCTTTAAGTTAAATGTAAAGTCTCTTCTTAAATTATCTGATTCTATAACACCAGTCATTGCAGCAGTTCCTGGGATAAACATATTTGGAGGCTGAATGGTCATAATATTTATACCCACTGGAGTTCTTATAGCAAATCTATTTTGAATAGTTAATATTCCGCTTCCAAAACCTGACTTTATAGTTTGATTTGCTGAATAATTATTGTCTAGAAAATTAATTTTTATGTCTTCTGGGCTATCTACTCTGCCGTCCCACTCCATCTCAAAAGTCCTTAAAGACTTTATTATAAATCCATATTGATTTCCTACTGTTAATGGAAGGCAATAGTAGAAATGAGAGTTGAACCAGTCTCTTTTTGGCTTTCCATTAAGGTTCTCTAAAACATTTAAATAGTCTCCGTCAGAATCTTCAGAAAATGGCACTATCAATATTGTATTGTCTGGTATTAGATTGTTTTTATCATTGATGTATTGACCATCCATATAATTTATTCCTATCGTAGGTCCAAAAAGCTGCTATAGTGTACCTCATACCGCCTTCAATCTTTGAAACTCCGTGAATATGATTTGTGTCTCCAGGATGTATGGCTAATTTCCCAGATGAAGGCTTTACGCTAATATCGTATTGAGGGTAATACGTTTCTCCACCGCTATAATTATCATTTAAATAAAGTATTGATGCAAAAACTCTATGCTCAAAACCTTTTATTTCTGTATTTGTCATATCGTCAGCATGAGGATGCTGTTCCATATTAGGAAACCACCTCACAACCTGTATGGTGTCTGGAAAAACTTCTCTGTCTAATTTATATTGATCTTCTATATAGTTTTTTGTTGAAAATATAATTGATTCTATAAGATTGCCACATTTTTTATCTATAGAGTTTGTTATAGTATGAAGGTTTAGACAGCGATTATCCCAATATTCATTACCACCACTTTCCCATCTATCTACTCCAGATATAGAATTTAATATAAAATCTACATCTTCTTTTGGTACAAAGTTTTCCGCTGTCTTTGCGTTAAACACCCTCTACCTCATTTCTATATTGAATTGTATTCTTATAATTTTCTTGCATTATAGAGAAATGTTTATCTTTTTCATTTTTAAAATACCAATGATCTGGTTCTGCAAAAAAGAAAAATGCGTTTGAAACTGTGTTTGTTTCTGGAAATGGGAATTCATCCCTCCAATGCTCTTGACCCTCTCCATAATAAAAAAGAGCGTCATTTTCTTCTAGAGTATAAGATTTTCCCTCTACCCACAAGTCCCATGCATGGATCTGGCTTACGCACAAATCTATGCTATATGTACAAGCTGCAACATCTGTATGGTGAAGTAGAGAAGCCTTGCCTGAGTATGTTACTCCAAAATTAAACGTCGGGAGCAAATTTTCAGAACCAAAAAATTCTTTTGCGTAAGGAACTATTTTATTATGCAAATAATTTAAAACTTCAGTACCACCGAACTCGTGCCTACTAAATTCTTCAGAAAAATTTTCTTGGTTTTTTGGAACAGAAACTATATGATCTTTTAACAATTTAAGGTCTGAATTTTCTAAAAAATTTTTATATATCTGTGGACTTTTCATCTAACCATTTTCCCAAAGGACATGTTGCATTTTTTAATTTTGTTTTTGCGGACATAAAACATCCACACTTCTTGCACTGATTTGTAATTTGAATTAATTCTGGACAACCCTTACATATCTCCATTCTAGATTGGGCAGTATCTTGATCTACCATCTCTGTTGTTGGATCTAACATATGCCAGGGTCTACTTTCCCCTAGGTTTTTTTTATACTGCTGCCAAGCTGAAGTCATTAGACTTGCCCTTTCTATGCTGGATTAAAGCTTTGACCATCCCAGGTCCAGCCAGGTAAAACTGTAACTGAGCTATCTACTGGAACTGATATTGGATTAGACTGCATTGCCGCATCTATCATATCTATTTCTTGCTGAGAATATGCCTCAAGGTCATATGTTATAGTTCCAAATACGTCTCCGTCAACAATAGCAGCATACTTTACTGCTCCGCCAAGATTATCTGCCTCGGATGGAACTAATGCATTTTCTTTTAGATCGTCTCCAGGAAGAAAGAAGTTTTGTCCATCCCAGTAAGATCCAGCACAAACATCTGGGACAAGGTTTACCTTTATAAAGGTTGGATCTGAGCTCATTCCAGCAATCCATCTAGCAGACATCTCTAAATTTGATGTAAATTCTAACACATCAAATACATCATTTTCTACAACCATAGCAAATTTACTCATTTTTATTCCTCATGTATATGATAATACCATATTGAAATAATTCTGTCAAAGTTAGCATAGTAAGCCTCCGCTGTTTACGCATGCACATGTGGATGTATATCTTCTAAGTCTTGTACATCCTTCTGGACAACATGTACATCCTGAAGATCCGCAAGGGACTATGCTCTCTCCGCAGACTGCTCCTGGAGTACAGCTTGGCGGCGGTGTCGCAATGATAGGCGGCGGTGTCGCAATGATAGGCGGCGGTGTCGCAATGATAGGCGGCGGTGTCGCAATAATTGGCGGCGGTGTCGCAATAATTGGCGGCGGTGTCGCAATGATAGGCGGCGGTGTCGCAATAATTGGCGGCGGTGTCGCAATGATAGGCGGTACCGCAATGATAGGCGGTGGTGTCGCAATGATAGGTGGTACCGCAATGATAGGCGGTGGTGGTGTCGCAATAATTGGCGGTGGTGGTGTCGCAATAATTGGCGGTGGTGGTGTCGCAATAATTGGTGG